TTTAGTGTTTCGACAAACAAATTAGCAAATAATGCAGTAACAATCGCTAAAATTGCTTCTACTACCGGCACTAATACTAATGTAGTTACAGGAACCAAAGGTGCAGATGGTCAATTAGTTGGATGGGATGCAAATGGAGATGCCGTTGATTCTGGATACACCGTTACTAATAGCGATTCATTAGGTACAAGTGATACTACAATACCCACCCAGGGCAATGTTAAAGCGTATGTAGATGCAAGACAACCTAAGTTTGTAGCTATTAATGGTACTAATGGAAGCACACCCTTAACATTTACGGCATCTGTTAGATCACAATTTGGTGATGAACAAACTTGGAATCTTAGTGATTTTACATCTACAGGTGCAGGAAATACCCCTACATTAGATATTAACAAATGTACTGAAATACATATAAACATTAGTATATTTGTATACTTAGGAAAAACAGGGTTTTCCGCTGAATATCCAGATGGAACATATAGAGAAATAGCTATTGATGAGGCTGCGTCTAGTGGTGATGATAATAGAATGGATTTTGTTGCAAGAGTACCTATTAATCCATCACTAGGGCAAACAATTTTTAAAATGAAATGTTTAAGAAGTAGCTCTGATTCACGAGATGCTGGAACAGCAGTTATAACAGGTGCGACACAATTTTAATTAACATAAAGGTAAAACATGGCTTTAAGTAAAACAAGTAATAGACAAGAGTTTATACCCACAAATGGGCAAACTGATTTTCAATTTACTTTACCTTTTTTTAACGTTAGTGATATTAAAGTATCTATTTTATTAGCTAATGGTAATATTGTTCCTGACTCTGATTTTTCTTTTACAGTATCACCTATTAACAACAATATAGAATTAGGCGCAGATGTTACAATAACAATATCTCCTGATTTAACTACATCTGATAAAGTAGTTATATTTAGAGAAGTGCCTTATACTCAAGAGTATGATCTTCAAGAAGGATCAACTATTGTTCCAACAGCTTTAAATAAAACATTTGACCGGGTAGTAGCACAAAACCAACAGCAAAATGATCAACTAAATCGAACAGTTGTTTTCCCAGAAACTGATCCATCTACAGCTACATATACAGTAGGCTCAACTATTCAACGGGCTAATACTGCATTAGGTTTTGATAATGACGGTAATGTTACTGAGTTAAATTTATTTAATTTAGAAGCAGGAGCCGCTGATACTAGTAAAGGTATTAAAGTAACTAACTCTATTATAGCAGGGAAAGTTGATAATACTACTATGCAGTTTGATAATAATGGAAACTTTTCTGTAAAAGGTATTCCATTTGCAAAATTAAATGATGTCATTAATGATGATACAATGGCAACTGCTACATCTACTAACCTATCTACTTCTGAAGCAATTAAGGCCTATATTGATTCAAAAGTAGTAAATAGTTTTCCTAGATTTATTGAAATAAATGGTATTACTACAGCCCCAACAACTTCAGGAAGTTATTGGACAACTGGAAGTACTTCAGTTAAACCTCCATCTGACACAGGAACCTTTATAGAATTTGTTAATAATTTTGGGCAAGCTGATGCTGCAGAATATACATTAACCACAAAACTAGCTCATTTAGCATCAACCGCTGAAACAGACTGGCAATCTAAATGTTATGGGTTATTAGTCCGGGCCGCAACTACTATTCATAATGGGCCTCATGCCACATATAACTCTACAACTGGTCTGTATAGTCTCGACCCAAGAAAATGTTTTGTTCGTACTCGTTATTATAGAGGAGGAAGCTCAACCTTATATAAAGACCATATTATTGCTATGCAATCTAACGCAATTCTTAGTGATTTTCACGATGGTCAATATGCCTCGGGAGATATAGGACAAACAATAGGTAATAGTAATGATTGCTTTATTCCTGTTACACAAGCTATGCGAGATGGCGAAGATATTTATTTTAAAATAACTGTTGAAGGTAATAAAAATGCTACCTCAACAAATAGTGGTGACAATGCTCGAATTCACATAAAAGGAGCAATGCTTCAGGGGTAAATTAAATTTATATTAACAAAAAGGTAAAATAATATTATGGCAATTAACACACAAACATATCCAAATACAGGCGAAGGTATTCAGGTAGGCGGTTTAAAAACATCTGATGCTAAAATTACTGCTGCTAATTCAGGATTGCAGTTTGATGCGAACAATGATCGTCTTGTAGAGATTCAAGACTACAGCGGTTCTGTTGTATGGTTTGCAATCAAAGCAACAAACGATATTACTAACCCAACTGCGGCTAATGGAAATGCGTGTATTCCGCCTTATGGTATTACTCGTCCATTTATACTAAAAGCGGGTATGTATATCGAGGCAAGTGGTACAGTAAACATTAGAGCATTAGATGTAGAGGTATAATATGTCTCTTTGGTTGAACTTAGGACAGCTTGCTACACGGGCATTTGATAATCCATGGTTACCATTCCCTGCGGTTCCAAATGATTCTTTCAAGGGATGGACTTCGCTTAATGCAACAAATGGCAATACTGTTAACTTTAACTCTGCTACCAACAAAGCAACAATGTTTCAGAATTATGGTGTTGGCGGTAGTCCGGGGTTTAGATCAGTATATATTATATGCCATCAGGTATTGTCGAGGGTTTATCCTGCGGGAACTAATCTTAATTTTCGGGTTGGTTACACTATATACCAGAACACAAATGGTGTTAAATTAATGTTGGAATATCAAGATGCAGTCGGAGGTGGTTTTGCAAGTATTCAACTACCTACCTCAGCAGATTCATACCCGGCAACATTTACACAAGATTTTACTAATGGTGGTAAAGACGATTTATCAATTAGAATACAAGAAACTACAACCAACCCGCAAGATACGGGTTGCATTATTGGGGCAATTAATCTAAGGCAGTTATCTTAAATAGCGAGGTATACAACAATGACTCTGAGTAAAATCACAAACCCTAATCAAGATAATTTAACTTGGCGTACTGTACCAGATGAGTGAAGGTTATTATGATGGTGAAGAAGTTATTATTAAAGGCACGATCACTAGGTCTGGTGCTAAGGGAGATGTTTATAGCTCTGATGAAAGCTCTCGCAAGTCTTTCGATGTTCGTGACCACATTGCCACCGAGTCGGTAGCTAGAGAGACAGTAGTACAGTCTGTGGTAGCACAAGCTCAGAGTATAGGAATGAGTGGATGTATAGCTATGGGTAGTGGAGTTTACTTCCAAGCTGATGCGGTAACTGAGAACTGGTCTGAGGCAATCGAAGTTGCACAGCCGTTGATAAATGAGTTGGTGGAGACAGGTACAATTACTCCACCTGCAGGAAGCAAGTATGAAGGTGTGGCTATACCAGCCACCACATCTTTTTTTGGAGTTAAGGTTGGAGAAGAGCGTAAGAGACAACAGGCGTATGACGCATTAACACCAGAGCAAAAGGCTTTACAAGATGAGTTTAAAAAATCCGTACAAACACCAGATGTACGAAACCAAGAAAGAGAAGCCAGCGGAATATGATCTATTTAAAGATTATTATAGAGGCAATAAAGGAAAACCTAATAGTCATTGGGATTGGGATTCTTGGTATCCTGTCAATGATTACTATGTTTTTACCGAGGGGAAGCAAGGTAAGGAAATTTTTAAATTTTTTAACAAAGAAGTAGACTGCAATGTGCCAGAACCTTATAGCGTTACTATGATTCTTTTAGGTTGTTGTTTGGTTCTAGGACTAAGGAAAAGATTATGAATGATTTAATAGAAAAAGGATGTGTGGGAACAGTAGGCTTTATAAGTAGTATAGGATTAGTTAATGTTAATGCAGTTTTGTCAGCGATTGTTGCAATACTTACTATTATTTATCTTAGTGTTAGCATCTGGAAAAAGTTGGGCGAGTAATATGTATGATCGGGATACATTAATTAGCACACTTAAAGACCATGAAGGTTCTAAGTATAATGCTAATAAACAAATGATTTCCTATTATGATTCGGAAGATCACCTAACTGTAGGCTATGGCCATAAGGTATTACCAGGTGATAAAGATATATATGGCAATCCTATTGTATCTAAAGATCAAGTAATATCACAACAACAAGCAAATCAATGGTTTGAAAAAGATACTAAAAGATCAATAAGACAGGCTTCAAGCATACCTGGCTTTGACCAAATGTCTCCTACCCGACAAATAGCAATGATCGATCTTACCTTTAATATGGGGTTTGGTTGGACAACAGAATTTTCAAATGCCTACAAATTAATTAAGTCGGCCGCTTTATCTACTAATCAAGAGCAAAGAAATAATTTATGGAATTGGGCATCGAATGAAATTAAGTATAGAGATGGAAGAGATTTATCTAAAGGTAACTCAAAATATTGGAATCAAACAAAGAGAAGGGCTGTAAACATAGTAAGGATGATCAAAGATGGTTAGGAAAAAATATACATCTAAGGTTAATCAGGCCGGAAATTACACTAAGCCTGGAATGAGAAAGAGAATGTTCAATGCTATTAAAGCAGGTAGCAAAGGAGGTAAGCCCGGTCAATGGTCGGCTCGCAAAGCACAGCTACTTGCTCGTAGATATAAGGCTGCAGGAGGAGGATACCGATGAAGCCATCACAAAAGTCATTGAAGAAATGGACAAAGCAGAAGTGGCGTACTAAGTCTGGTAAAAAATCTAGTGAAACTGGTGAGCGTTACTTACCTGAAGCTGCAATAAAAGCTTTATCAGATTCTGAGTATCGAGCTACTACGGCCGCCAAACGTAAAGGAACTAAATCGGGTAAACAATTTGTCAAACAACCAAAAAAAATAGCAAAGAAAACATCGAGGTATAGATAATGGCTAAAAAGAAAGACCCAAGATTAACAAGGGCAGGAGTGTCAGGTTATAATAAACCTAAGCGCACACCTAATCATCCTAAAAAATCTCATGTTGTTGTAGCAAAGGTTGGAGACAAAGTTAAGACAATTCGTTTTGGACAGCAAGGTGCAAGCACAGCAGGTAAACCTAAAGCAGGTGAATCTAAAAGAATGAAGATGAAACGTAAGTCATTCAAAGCCAGGCATCGTGCTAATATATCCAAAGGTAAAATGAGTGCCGCATATTGGGCGGATAAAGTTAAATGGTAAGGAGATAGTTATGCCAAAAGTAGGAAAGAAAAAGTTTAAGTATACCAAGAAGGGTATGAAGCAAGCTAAAGAATACGCTAAAAAAACTGGCAAGAAAATGTCTATGAAGAAAGGCTACTAATGTCTGTTGAATTAATCGCAATGTTGGGTGGCTCACTATCTGGTTTCGTTATGAAACTAATAGCCGCCCAAGCCCAATCCCAGTCTGCTCAGTTAGAGTCTATGCTCAAGAAGCAAGGGGTCGCAGATGATTCTGCTGATCGGGCCGCCAGTCGTGATGGACAAGCAGGTGCTATTGTCCGTAGAACCATTGCATTGTGTACCCTGTTTGCTGTGATTTTTGCACCATTCGTTCTTGCGTTTTTCAACGAGCCAGTTACTATCGAAGCTAACGCATCAAGCGGTCTATTTGGATTCCTGTTTGGTAACTTATTCGATAAAGGAAATGGTTGGATAGAATTGCAAGGATATGTTTTATTACCTGAAGTCAGACAGACTATGTTAGCTTTAGTAGGATTTTACTTCGGTAGCTCTCAGGTAAAATAGGTTAATTGGTAATCCTCGGTTATACTTGGCCGTAGTTGCGGTGTCTGAGACGCATCGTTAAAACCAATAAAGTCTCATTTATTTTTTTAATTCCAACGGAGGAAGTATGTCTATGTTTAAAGTTGTCGATTCACAAGGTAATGAAACAGTAGTAGAAATGTCTGAGTATAATAGAGGTAGAGTTTTAGATAAGGCTTGTAAGCAGTTGTATGGTAAATCTACTATTGAGTTAATGATCGGCCACTTTAGAATAACTCCTTTAACTTCTTGACAATGAATTTAATATTTATATATTGGTATTAAGATCGTTCAAGCTGTCCAACGTGTGAAGGGTTTAATTTTGACCCTTACCTGCGGTGACGCTCGGAAGTAACTCATAGTGAGCGAAGGAACGCACTAACATTGGAGGTATTACAATGGAAGTGACTCTCAACTATCGGGGTTCAACTTACGTTAAAGTAATTAAGTTGGATAAATAAAAAAGGGGTGTAATGCCCCTCTTTACATACCCTCATGTTGTATATTATCACGGGGAACATTCCGTTCTACATAAATATTATCATCTTCATCTTCAGGAAAATAAGCTAAAACCTCTTCACCTTCGTGCCAGCTCAATACAGTCATAAATAACGCTAAAGCATCATCTCTACTTTCTCCATCTGTTTTTACAGTTATAGATACTTTCTCTATTGTTAGTGTCATTTCCATGCTCATAATTCCATCATCCTGTTAATTGCTACTTCACCATTAATAATTATACCGCATCCAATAGCAGGTTTCTTACCTGATTTAGCATACGCCATAGCATAACTGCTAAAGTCAATGCCGCAT